TTTTTCAAACAATACTGGGTGTGAGCTTAGTCATTGTTGGTGCTTTGGTTGTCGGTGGTCATCCTGTGCTTGGATATGGGTTGATGGCTGCTGGTGCTGGCATGACCCTGGGCGGGGTATTTCAAATGATCATGCCTATGCAGGTGGGGTTAGGAACAGCGGATCAAGCAGAGAATAAAGCGTCCTACAACTTTAATGGTCCAATTAATACGACGGCCCAGGGGAACCCTGTTCCGCTAGGGTATGGGCGAAAAATAGTAGGTAGTGCTGTAGTTTCAGCTGGGATTTATTCAGAGGATCAGATGTGATGAGACTTCTTGATTACAACATTGCGGCGCCTGCGGGCGCCGTTCCTGTTTCTGGGGGCTACAGCGTCAAAGGTCACAAGGGCGGGAAGGGGGGCGGTGGCTCGACTCGTACACCGGTTGAGGACCAGGATAATCTGCACAGTATTGCTTATGCCTCGATTATCGATCTGGTCAGCGCTGGTCCTATTCATGGGTTTGCAAACAGTAGCAGCCCTTTGCGCTCTGTATACCTGGACAAAACGCCTATTGAGAATGACGATGGCAGCCTGAATTTTACAGATGTTCAATTGGAGTTCCGTGCGGGTACACAGGACCAACGGTACATTCCTGGTTTCCCGGCTGTGGAAGCTAGTTCGGCGGTGAATGTAGAGCTACGTTCAGACCAGCCATTCACACGATCTATCCAGAACATACATATCTCGGCTGTACGAGTAGGGTTGTCGGTGCGTGGTCTGAAACAGCAATCCGCTACAACCGGTGACATATCTGGCTATCGTGTTGAGTATGTGATTGAGTTGTCTACCGATAACTCAGCTTTTGAAGAAGTGCTACGAGCTGCCTTCGACGGTAAGACAACCCAGCAATATGCACGTTCTCATCGCATTGATTTGCCACGTGCGCAGGTAGGTTGGATGCTGCGCGTGCGTCGGACTACCGTTAATGCCAACAACTCTACGGTGAGTGACGTTACATACGTTGATTCCATTACAGAGGTCACTGATGCCAAGTTGCGTCGTCCGATGTCGGCTTGTGTTGGTCTGCGTGTGAATGCCAAGCAGTTTCAGAGTATTCCTTCGCGTGCCTTTGATTTGTACTTACGGGTGGTACGAGTACCTAGCAACTATGATGCGTGGACACATACTTACTCCGGGAGCTGGGATGGTACTTTTAAAGTTTCCTGGACAGACAACCCTGCCTGGATCTTCTATGACCTGGCCACGAATGCATGTGATGGCTTGGGGCGTCTTCTGCCCGCAGCTTGGTTGGATAAGTGGTCTCTTTATCAAATTGCACAATATTGTGATGAGCAGGTGCCCGACGGAAAAGGTGGTACCGAGCCCCGCTTCTCCTGCAATGTGTATTTGCAGGATAAAGCGGAAGCATGGAAAGTCTTACAGGATTTGGCATCGGTTTTTCGTGGGATTGCTTATTACGCTCAAGGGTCGGTGCAAGCAGTAGCCGATATGCCACGGGATCCGGTCTATACCTACTCGAATGCCAACGTAATTGATGGCGTGTTCAATTATGTCGGATCCAGTTTGGCGACTCGTCACACTGTTGCTTTGGTCTCCTGGAATGATGAGACTGATATGGGGCGGGCCAAGGTGGAGGTTGTTGAAGACCCGGAAGGCATGGTCCGCTACGGCGTAAGACAAGTTGAGCTAACAGCATTTGGGTGTACGTCTCAAGGTCAGGCCCAACGTATGGGACGGAGTGCTTTGTTTACCTCCCGTATGGAAACTGAGGCAGTTACTTTTGCGGTGGGTTTGTCAGGTAATTTGGCTCAGCCAGGGCAAATTATTGAAATTGCCGATTCACATTTGGCTGGGCGTCGTATTGGTGGTTTGATTCAAGCAGCAACTGATGTTGAAGTGACACTGGATGCTTCTGTTCGAGTCGTATCGGGTGATCGTTTGACGGTCGTATTACCGAATGGTGTTTCTCAGTCTCGCCTTGTGGTTGTTGAGGATGGTGAAGAAATAGAAGGACAAGTCCTGCTGGTTGACTCACCGTTTAGTCAGACTCCTGAGCCAGAGTCGGCTTGGTCTATCAGCTCGGCTGAATTGTCGACTCAGAAGTACCGAGTAGTTAGTTTGTCGGAAGGGGACGGCCTGAAATATACAATTAAAGCTGTCCAGTATGTGGATGGCAAACATGCCGCGATCGACTATGAAACCCGCGTGGAAACTCCACCGGTTAGCGTTGTTCCCCCGCCTGTTCAGAGCATTCCGGGTAATGTTTCAATCACCTCTTATCATGTCATTGATCAGGGGCAGGCCCGACATAATGCGGTGATTTCCTGGGATGCCGTTCCCAATGCTGTCGCCTATGAGGTGCAGTGGCGTCGGGATAATTCCGAGTGGGTTGTAGTCCCGCGTACGGGCTCCACCAGTGTTGAGGTTCCTAACATCTATGCCGGTGCGTATCGTGCGCGTGTACGCGCGATTAACGTCCTGGATGTGTCCAGCCTGTGGGGAAATTCAGATCTGACAGAGTTGTCTGGCAAGCTGTCTGCGCCTTTGCCTGTGACCGATCTGAGGACCAGCTCCATTCCTTGGGGTATACAAGTCAAATGGAGTTTTCCTGCGGATCCGAACATCACTGAGCGCACCGAGATCAGGTATAGCTCGACACAAAGCTTTGCAGATTCGCTGAGTGCCGGTGGTTTTGCGTATCCGACGGACTCATTCGAGCAAACAGGTTTGGCGGTGACGGCTCAGCATTTCTTCTGGGCACGTCTGATTGATAAAAACGGCACTCAAGGACCGTGGTTCCCGGCAGAGTCAAAACCCGGTATCCGGGGTGTGCCTTCTACATCGGCCAGTGACTATAACCAGCTGATCACTCCATCCATTGTTGAGGGCGGCTTGGGCGAGCTGCTGATGGGCGACATCCGCGACATCCCCAAAATCCGCGATTCCGTGGGAGATCTGACTCTTGAACTCGGTGAGCTGAATCAACGGGTTGATGAGGTCAACGGCCAAGTACAAGAGCTGCTTCTTGCTGATAAATGGGATTCGAAAAAAGCCTATGCAGCAGGTTCTGTCGTCTTTGCCAATGACAAGATGTACCGCGCTAAAAAGGCTGTGCCGGCAGGCAAGAAGATAACGGATGCGGCGTATTGGGGGCTGATCGGAGACTTTGCCTCGATCACTGATGGTCTTGCTGCTTTGGCGGTCCAGTCGCAGGAGACGATCAGCCGGGTGGAGAGTGCGGAAGGCCGGATTCAGGCTAATGCTCAGCAGATCAATACGGTCGCAGGCCAGGTGAACGATCCGGCAACGGGCCTTGGCGCCTTGGCTTCCTCCGTGCAATCCATGCGCACTCAGGTTGAGCAACTGGAGGGTGGCCTGCGCTCCTTGTCTGACTCCACCACGGCGCTGTCCAGCAAGGTAGATGGTCTGGATGCCGCGCAGCGTGGCTTGGCAACGGCCGTTAATTCCTTGGGTACCCGTGTGACGGCGACCGAGGGCAAGCTTGATGCACAAGCAAGCAGCATCACGCAGTTGACGGCCAGCGTGAACAGCGCCGATGCCAAAGCCGTTGCGGCGCAAGATGCGGCAGCGGCTGCCGCCACTGCCGCTGGGGCAAAAGGGGAGGTGATCTTTGCAACAGCAGCTCCTGCGGCTGCAAAGCGCCTGGCACAAAATCTGTGGATCGACACTAAAAACAATGCCAATACTCCCAAGCGCTGGAATGGCAGTGCCTGGGTGGCCGTAACGGATAAAGCGGCAACGGACGCGGCAGCCGCTGCGGTGGCTGCAAAAGCTGCAGCTGATGCGGCGCAGGCTACTGCAAATCAGAAAGCGGATGCCAGTGCGGTACAAGCCTTGAGCAATCGTGTAACGGCGACAGAGCAGGATGTCAGTGCGCAGGCGCAGAGCATTACAAAGCTGGAGACTGGGCTTGAGTCATTGACAGCCCCAGCCGGAAACTTGCTGCTGGCGTCGAACGTTGAGCAAGTTCGCGCCACACCTGTATATCTATTTGGACGCTACAACCTGACTGAGGACTTTGTTCCTGCCCAGGGCTATACCTTGGTGGTCTGCTATACACATAAGCCCGCGGAGGGTGATACGGAGTCGCGTATTGGTGTGTGGGCGGGGGGCAGTTCAAATCGGGTTGCTGATCTGGAGCGCAATGTTGAACAGTCTGTCCAGGTCGTCAAATTCACCAAGGCTGCTGCCAATGCCTTGCCGCGTGAATTGCGGTTTTACTATGCGCCGTCCCCTGGCAACCATGCTGGTCAGGCAACTATCCATTGGGCAGCTTTGTATCTTGGTGATGTTGTGCCTGCCATGCAATGGCAGCCTAATCTGACTGAGTTGCGAGAGGAAACCTTCGCCAACTCCTCGGCGATTCAAGGTCTGACTAGTATTGTCACTCAACAAGGGAGCTCAATTTCTTCTCAAGGACGCGACCTGACGGCTTTGCAAAATACCGTCAATGATCCCAAGACGGGTTTGGCAGCGACAGCGGGGGCCTTGAACGAGACCAACTCTCGGGTGACTAGCGTAGAGGGTCAGCAAGAAGCCTTGGCGACTAGTCAACTGGTGCTGAATGCAGAAATGAAACGCCAACAGGCGGGTGAGGATGCTGACCTTGAACGAGTGCTGAATCAGTTTGATACTCAGAAAGAGCAAACCCAAATCCGGGCCTCTTTGGCGGAGTTCAAGAATGTCCAGGCTGACGAGAATCGTGCGCTGGCTGAGTCTATTACGACGTTGGAAACAGGTATCGGTATCAATTCGGCGGCTGTTGAGCAGGTTGCGCGTTCTTTGACGGAGTTGGATGGCAAGATCGCTTCCAGCTGGGGGGTGAAGCTGCAGGCGAATCAGAGCGGGGTGAAGTATGTCTCCGGTGTGGGTCTGGATTTGACCAACGAGTCTGGCGTCATGCAGTCGACTTTTGCTGTGTTGGCGGATCGGTTTGCGGTGATGCATGCGGCTAATGGGATGCCAATGACAGTGTTCTCAGTGCAGGGTGGGGCCAGCATTTTTAATACAGCCTTAATCGGTGACACAACTATTGGTTTCGCAAAAATCATGAATGATATTCAGTCATTCAATTATGTGCCTAACGCGTCGGGATGGCGTTTAGATAAAGGAGGGACATTTCAATTGAATGGAAATTCTGCTCAAGGTCGTACAGAAATCCGTCCGAATTTTCTCGGAGGCTGGTATGCCAATGGCAATGCCAGTTTCCGTATTGGAGAGTGGTAGCCATGTACGGGTATGACTTCCGTTTGCCCGATGGCAAAGTGGCGTTTTCTAGCTCCGACAACTTGTTCAGGCTTGTTCACATTGCGAATAATCAGCCCAGGGCGGGCTCGCTGGCACTAGCGGGGTTAGCCGGACAAGGGGATGTGGTTGTGATTGCCCATGGTACTGGATGGCGTGGCGGTTATTCGAGTAAAGGAGGAATCCAGTTTATGCGAGATTTCTACCATGCTTCCGGGAACACGTTGTCGTGGAATGTTCCATTGACAATTCAGGTAGGGGGGATGCACCCACCGCTAGACAATATTGACCTTAATTCGATGTTCATTTTTGTTAGGTAAGGGTATGGGCTACGGCTTTCAGTTTTGGAGACCATCAGGCGAAATTTTGTTTGATACGAATTGGCCGACCCTTGGGTTTGCTGGCAAGTACAGTACAGATGATCCGCTAGCTTCACGAGATCCCGCCTTATCTCTTGTTAATACCAACAGATTGGAGGCTTATGTTGGGCGACCAGATGGAAATGCAACGGTCTATGTTTATGAGTCGGTCTCCGGCAAACCTGCCTTAACTAACAGAGGGTTTCAGTTCTGGAGGTCGGACGGCACTTTGATCGCATCCAGCGATTATCCGCCGATGAAGGTTGTCGATTTCAAGCGCATCACCGAAGACAATGCCAGCTCGCAATCGGTAACTGTTCCGCCTGGTAAGGTATACGCGATTATCTATATCGGTGCTACTTCATCGGGCTATGCGTTTGATATACAGAAACATGGTGCAGGTCCGCCAACTTGGGAGGAATGGTGGTCATATCGTTGGCGTAATCTAGCAATAAGGCCCTCTTGGGGCTACGAGAGCGTTTCCTTTTCTGTTCAGCAGTGGAGTGACGCCGATATCCATGAGAGTGATACGGGCACTATTCAGCCTGTTGATCAGTATCTTAGGTATGACTGCATGGTCATTGATGTGACAGGTCTTTAGCCGCCTTATGGCGGTTTTTTTTATGGGTGTTCAATGAGTATTCATCAATCTATTGCGCAGGTATTTGAGAGCAATATGGGCAACCGGATCACACCAGAATTGGCGGGTGGAATGCTCCGCAGTCTGGTCGATATTCTGGCTGCTGGTGTGCAGCAGACCGAGGTAGCGGCTGAACCCCCGTCTCCAGAGCAGGAGGGCGGCAATGGCATGGTATGACGCAGGGACGGTAAAGGTCACTAGCAATAGTGCGACTGTTACAGGAACCGGGACACAGTGGCTGTCAGGTGCTCGACAAGGTGAGGCATTCGTAGCCCCGGATGGTCGGCTATACGAGGTAGCGAATATTACTTCTGATACTTCGTTGACCCTGGCCAAGCCTTATTTAGGTGCCACAGGCACCGCTCAGAAATATGCACTTGCGCCGATGCAGGGGTATGTCAAAGAGCTGGCTGACCGAGCAGCAGGACTGTTGCCTGTCTTGGCTGATCTGGGCACGGCAGCCAAAGCAACTCTGACAGACTCCAACCAGGACGCGACTGCAGGGCGAGTCGCACGCATTGGTGACTGGGGGTTTGGTGTTGGCAGCTCAATCGCGGCTGATCCTAACATTCTTAACAACACAGTCAACGGTTTTTATCGATCGGGCTCTGGCAGTACGGAGGCCCCTGACAACAATACCGGTGCTGGCTACATTAAATTTGGCTGGAGTGGAGCCTACTATAGCTTGCTATATGCCTCTCCAATAAGCGACAAACTCTGGATTCGAAACGTTCAGAACCGGGTTGCTAAGCCATGGCAGGAACTCTTGACGCATCGAAATACGATGGTCGACAGCAATGGCTTTATTAAAAAGGCGTCCCCTGTCATTCAGCTTGGAAGTACGGGCATTGAGAAGACCATGCATCCTGAAATTGCCGCAGCCAAGTTCGAGCGCCTTGGAGCTGGCCACTATCTCTTGCGCCAGGTACCGCTACTGAGTCGTGACGGCTGGTATATCGAAACCCCGAAAGATCGAAACGGCAATGTGTATTTCACCTTGGATTACGAAGAGTGCGAGCAGGACCAAACACTGACGATTCGTACCTATGAGCCTGATTACAGTACTGGACCAGCGATCAATGGCAAAGCCCTTGATATCCTTCCCGACCGTTTTGTAAGTTTGCGATTTGCCGAGGAGCCATCTCCGGCATTACAGGATTGTGATCCTGTCGAGTATCCAGCCGCTTGAATAGCGGCTTTTTTTATGGAGTACGAATAATGAACACTCAGCATTCTGGTGCGCCGTTTTTAGTATGTGCCCAAGTAGCGGCTGAGGGGCATCACTGTCAGCAAGGAGTATGGAATGGCTTGGTATGACTTGGGGACTGTAAACGTCACCGTAAATAGCAGCACTGTGACGGGCACCGGCACGAAGTGGCTGGCAGGTGCCCGGCAGGGCGAGGCCTTTGTTGCCCCTGACGGTCGACTGTATGAGGTGTTGAATATTGCGTCGGATACCTCCTTGACGCTGACTAAGCCTTATCGCGGTGCTACGGCTACAGGTCAGCCTTATGCTTTGGCCCCCATGCAAGGCTATGTCAAGGAGTTGGCAGACCGTGCAGCAGAATTGCTGCCTGCACTGTCGGCTATGGGGAGCGCCGCCAAGGGCACTCTGGCTACATCAACGATTGATCCTGTTCCAGGGCGCGTGATGCGCAATGCAGACTGGGGTTTTGGAGGTAATTCGGGAGCGGTTGCAGACCAAGACATTCTGAAAAACCCCATTAATGGGATTTACCGATCGGGCTCAAGCGATGTGGGTAAACCTGATGGCACCAGCTCCGGGTCAAGCTACTTCAAGTTTGGGTGGGGCGGTACGTATTACGGTCTATTGTATGCATCGCCGGTTCAAGACAAGTTCTACATACGCACAGTCAATAACGCTAAGCCCAATGCCTGGAAAGAGCTTATGACAGTGGGGCAGTATGGCGTGGGCCGCTCGGGCGCAGACGCCAATTTAGACATATTTCCAGCAGCAGATCTGAATGCGCTGGGTGTGGGGGCGGGATCCTACTACTATGGTCCCCTAGTTGGTGATGCGTCGAAATTGCCCTTTGACCCTAATGTGACCGGATACAACGCTGGGGTTTTATTTCATAGGCAGGCGGGCACAGCCGGGGGGCAAGTGGCGGTCAGCTCCAGTAACAGATTAGGTTGGCGCGGTCGGCGTGCTGGTGCTTATCACACTTGGCGCGAGGCCATGTATGTAGGTGAATACGGATTTGGTGGTGCTCAAGCTAACCCAACCTCATGGGACGCCCAAAAGACTGGGTGGTATTACCGATCTGGAGCTAAACCGGCCTGGGGGGGCGGGGGGTTTTTCCTAGACCTGGCCTATAACACAACCGCCTTTAACTCTGGCCTGCGTATTTCGACGGACCCCTATACCGATAACTTTTATATGAATGGTGCGGTATCTGGTCAAAAGACGTTCCGCAATGCTTGCAAACTTGTTCACGATAAAAACATCGTTGGGGATGTGGGCGCTGGATCTGTGGTTGATAACGGCTCAAACGCTAACGGTACATGGATTAGGTTCGCAGATGGAACGCAAATATGTTGGTCCGGGATACGGAGCTCTAGCTGGGTGGATAGAGCAGAGGGGAATATCTGGAAAAGCAGCAATAATTCCTGGACTTTCCCAATGGCCTTCATTGACACGTCAGCCTATGTTTTGACGGCCGACTTCAATACTAGCGACAGTTCTTTTTGGGTTGGCCCCGGTATTAACAGAGGTACAGGGTACTGCGACTATAAACTGCTGGCGGCTATTCGGTGGGACTTTGCTTTGCAAGTCCGTCTATGTGCAATAGGAAGGTGGAAAGCATGACGTTTCAGGCTAAGACAGTAGTACCTAGCTCTAATAATTCCCGCACATGCTTTTTTTTTGCTGATTGTTTGTAGCCAGGTGGCAAGCATACGATACATAGGAGGATAGCAATGGCTTGGTATACCGCCGGGACCGTCAAGGTCGCCGCAAACAATGCCACGGTCACCGGAACCGGAACAAAGTGGCTCTCTGGAGCGCGTCAGGGTGAGGCATTTGTGGCACCTGATGGGCAGCTTTATGAAGTAAAGAATATTGCGTCAGACACATCTTTGACGCTGACGCAGGTTTATCGAGGTGCGTCTGCCAGTGGGCAGGCCTATGCTTTG